CATCGCAAGCGTAAGCTCCCTCGCAGTTGGGAAGGAGAACCACTCGGACGGGGGCGTCCACTTCCACGCGATGGTAATATTCGAGTCGAAGATTCGGAGGAGTCCGAAGTGCTTCCAGATTCTGAATCGGACTGCCGATGTGAAGATTCCGAATCGGAAGATCGGCAGTATTGCGCAGAGTGTGGTGAACATGTGGAACTATGCAATCAAGGAGGACCCTCATCCGCTCCTGATGGGCGATCCTCCGAAGGGTCCGAAGAGATCAAGAGACGACGTGAGGAACGAGGTGTTCGCCCAAGCGTTCAACCTCGCTACCACGGAGTCCGTGGAGTCGGCTATGAAGCATTTGTGCTCGGAGAGCCCATTCGACCTATTGACCCGTTACGACACAATCGAGCGGGGGTTGACGATTCATCGGGCCCGGGGAATGAGACAGAGGACTCCTGTGAGACCACTTTCAGACTTCCCCCTAGCCCCCTCAGTGCCCGACAGCTGGAAGAATCTGTTCCTGAACGGACCAACGGGCCTCGGGAAGACGCAGTTCGCGAAAGCTCTTCTCCCAGATGCGACGATCGTGTCCCACACGGATCAGCTCCGGACAGTTGATTTCAGTAAAGGCGTCATCTTCGACGACTTTGCGATCTCGCATTGGCCTCCGGCGGCCGCAATCCACTTACTGGATTGGGATGAACCCCGAGGGATCAACGTGAAGCACGGTCACGTAGTGATCCCACCTCACACCAGGAAAATATTTACTTTTAACGACAACTTTAATTCCTGGGTTCCTAAAGAGGCCTCTGAGGACCAACGTAGTGCTCTGCGTCGTCGTATTGATGTTTTCGATCTTTATAATAAACTTTTTTAGACATTTATTTAATCCGTATAGCGCAGACGCGTGATACCGTCGAAAGCGCAGACACTTTGACCGGAAACATTGTTGTAGGCACGGAAGTAGAGGTAGAGAGCACCAGTGCTGATGTCAGCAATAGTCATGGGCGACGACTGCCCACTGTAGACGCACTCCAGATCAGACAACTTGACGTACTCGTCGACGTTGATAATCGCTTGGGTGTTCTTCAGACTCCCAGACGAATCGACAACACAGATAGGCATATCCACCGTCTTGTCCCGAATGATGCGGAAACGATCCATGTTGTCATATCGAGGCGGGCACATTATGTCCGGGCAGGACTCCGTCCCATCCTGAGCTGTCACCCCAAAGATGGCGTCAAACGACGGAACAGCTGCGCCCGAGGGCTGCTTGTCCCACACCAGGACCATCCGAACGAAGTTCGCAAGCATGTTGGCGGTAGTCGCCGTAGGCGTTGCCGTGTGAGACACCAGACCCTTGACACGAACGCTCTTGAGGTGCGCCTTGCGACCCACTCGGTTCCACGAGCCCGTTCCCGCCTGAATCAAGTTCAGGACGAAAGCCACTCCGTTGGTGTTCGTGGTGTTAATCAAATTACCAGACGCAACACTCACATCCGTGTCCACACCCTTCTTGTCCGCCACCGCCACGGAAACGGTACGTTTCGCGGGCGCACTACTCATCCACCGGCCGGTGCGCTCGTCGTAGCGCTCATTGGTCTTTACCTTCTTAGAGGTTCCATGACCTCCCGTAGACTTACGCTTAGTAGACATCCCTTACTTGTAGAAATTTCTGAAAACTGATTCGCTTTGCTGTTTTAATTTTTTTCGGCACAATGTAAACAGGCCGAAAAAAACTTGGACAGCTAAGCTGTCTACTGTCCAGAATATAGGATAATTTTATAAAAACTTTTGGACACCTCCAGGCTTTGGTACCCACTGCGCTAGCAGTGAGTAGTATGGGAAATATTGAAGGGATTATGACTTGTTCGGCCTTCAGCTTCGCTACGCTACGCATTGGCCTCCTCACCGAGAAAGTGGTATGGAGAAAAGAGGGTGGTGTAGTTCGTTCGGCACTTGCCTCCTGCAGAAAATTTCCATAAAATGAGTTATTATAAATCCATCACTTATTGTCTGCCTGGCGGTGAGTAGTATGGGAAATATTGAAGGGTATAACCCACTTGAAAGCGCAGCCAAATGATCTACGGCACCTGATTGTATCTCGTGACCGTAGACATTCTTTTGTCTCCGACTACAAGAAACACGAATTATTCTATAATTGGTCGATTTTTTGAAACTATTTCTTTTTTTTTTCTTTCCTATCATTTTGAGTGGTGGCACTCAGAATGATAGGCGTGTCGATTTTTTACTACTTTTTTTTTTTCTTCTTTTATCCCATTTTTATTTAGTTTTATTACATTCTTTCAGACTGGGGGACCTTTTTGGGCTACTCGGTGATTCATTAGACTTTGATTATCCTTTCGAATGCGCGCAGGAGTTGGGTGGGTCCTTACCATCCGTAGAGCTAACTCAATCCTCGGAACTCGATTCCACGGAAACAACGACTTCATCGTTGTCGACCTCGCAGGTTTGTCAAGACTTACCTCTGATATCCAAGGGGCAATCCGACGCCTTGGGCCTGTGCGAGCCGTCTACTTCGTCGAAGGTAATCCAGGGGAAGTCATTCCTCCTAACGTGGAGTCAGAGCCCTCATCTGACGAAGGAGATAATCAGGGATCATCTCGTATCCATCGCAAGCGTAAGCTCCCTCGCAGTTGGGAAGGAGAACCACTCGGACGGGGGCGTCCACTTCCACGCGATGGTAATATTCGAGTCGAAGATTCGGAGGAGTCCGAAGTGCTTCCAGATT